CTGACGGTAATAACGCGGGCGGTGAAAAGAATCCACCGAAGCAAGGTGGTTCAAAGAACTATATGGATGTTCGTAAGAAAATGAAAGAAAATGTTGAAGTGGAGAAAGAGGAAGAAATTGAAACAATCGATGAAATGATTTCTTCTGGTAATATGAAACTTAACGATGGTTCTATGGTATCTCTTTCTTCAGCCCAAGCTAAAAAGGTCAATGATGTTATTGCAAGTTTGAACCCCGAAAACAGAAAAAAGATGGAAAGCGAGATGAAAAAAGATAAGAAGTCTTTCACGAAAATGCTTTCATTTGTAAAAAGTCAGGATTAAGAAATGGCAGACAGATTCGATAAATTTTTTGTAAACGCTAACGATCCAGCAGATCATGCATACGCGATTACTCCAGATGCAACTACCGACTTGGCAAATTTTACAAGAGCTATTTATGTTGGTAGTGGTGGCGATCTTACAGTAACTATGGTCACAGAAACTTCTAATACCTTTGTAACATTTGTCGGCGTTCCTACAGGATCAGTATTGCCTATTAGAGTAAAAAGAGTTTCTACCGCTTCCACCGCAAATAGTATTGTAGGCATCTACTAATATGTCCTATATTGGCGTCTCACTGGCTGTAAGTAACTCTAGACCGATTGGAAGTCCTTCTCTTGGTGGTGCTGGCTCTTTGCAAGGCATTACTTGGGACAGTGCAACAGCATACGCGGGCTATAGTTTTGCCAACAACGACCAAGACGCAAGCAAAACTTCGGGCGATGAGACTTGGGGGCACAGTGTATCAGTAACCGCAGTTACGCTAACGGCGGTGGATAAGTACGAAATTGATATTGAGGTTGTGGCTAAGGAATTCAATGAACGTGATAACTTTGGAATTTTGAAAACGGCAGATGTCGGGACGGTTAGCAGCCCTGGGTACCTTGGCAGTAATGTCGCGGGAAGGCACTATGGAAAGCAACCAGAAGGAAGCTTGTCTAACGGTGATATTATCACAATACGATTTGACGGCCCTAACTCTGAATTGAAAGTGTTTATAAACAATGTTCAATTTTCCTCAACTATATCAATTGATAATACACAGTCTTATTACTTCACATTAAACAATTATAGAATTGGTGGCACGGCACGTATTAGAGAAGAGATCTATGCGCCCGCCGCCGAGTTTACAAAAGTAACCGCGTAATAAGTAAAGGATATGGCCATGCTTTATGCAAATACTCTGTGCGCTAAAGTCGAAGGTAACGCAGTTTACTCGGAAAAAGATAATAAATATATCAATGTTGACATGCTCGCCGTCGTTCGTGAACTCCAAAAACTAAGCGGAAATCAATTTGTATATAGTGGTTCTAAAAAAGAAAAACTAAAAGGAGAATGAAATGAATGAAGAAAAGGTAACACTTTCACTAGAGACTGTAAATAATATTCTTAGCTATCTTGGAACAAAACCTTATCAGGAAGTATTTCCACTCATAAATAGTATTAGAACAGAAGCGGAGAAAAATTTTCAACCAATTTCTTCGGAAACCGAAAAAGAGTAAATAAATGCCAGGTATCGTAACTTCAAAATTTAGACTTCATAACGCCGAACAGTTTTATGAAGCATTTAGTGAACCCGCGTCAATTAATACCAGAATGTATCTATTCATTGGGCGCACCCGCGCGTGGGCAACCGATTCAAACCCACCAACACCAACAGATACTTTTGGTGGCACTAACTATATTTCATGGAAAGACTTGATTGCCGCAAAACGCATTACCGCATCTGACGTTTCCTATGCAGTCCGAAGAATAAATTGGGCAAACAATACCTTCTATACCGCATACACCGATGATAATCCTAATCTCTCGTCAAATAACTTCTTTGTCGTTACAGATACCTATAATGTCTACAAATGTATTGACAACAATAATGGTTCAAACTCTACAGTAAAACCAACAACAACTACAACATCTACCGTCCAATTAGCAGATGGTTATAAGTGGAAATTCATGTATAGTATTTCTACCGCAGACGCTCTAAAATTTCTTACAACGAATTATATTCCTGTAAAAACACTTATAGCGGATGATAGTTCTGCACAATGGGATGTTCAACAAGCGGCGTCTAACGGCACACTTGAAGCGGTTCTAGTAACTAATGGTGGTTCTGGATATATTTCCACCAACGGCACTATCGCTCTCGTAAACAGCGCTGCAATCACTCTCGCAGGATCAGCAAGCGGCACAGATGATATCTACAATGGATCAACTCTTTACATCCGTTCTGGATTAGGTGCCGGTCAGATTAAAGAAATTACAAACTATGTGGGCGCAACAAAAGTCGCAACTCTCAATTCCGCTTTCACCATTTCACCGAACACCTCTTCTGGATATTATGTCGGTCCTAAAGTGACTATCTCTGGTGACGGTTCTGGTGCTTCCGCATACGCAAATGTCGTTACAGGAGCTATCGATAAAGTCAATCTTATTAGCGGAGGAAGCAATTACGGTTTCGCTTCAGTAACTATTAGTGCAAATAGTGGAACCAGCGCAGTAGCAGTAGCGCCTGCTCCACCATACGGAGGGCATGGAGCTAATCCAGTCGAAGAACTTCTAGCACATAATATCATGATGAATGTCAAATTGACAGGCACAGAATCTAATACCTTTATTGTCAATAATGATTTTCGTGTGGTCGGCATTCTCAAAAATCCACTTCTTGCTAATGGTGCACAAGCTAACAGTTCCGTATACGATTTGACAACTAAACTAACACTCACTAGCGTTTCTGGAACCTTCCAAAATGATGAACTTGTTTCTGGTGGCACTTCAGGTGCGTCAGCCAGAATTCTTCAATTTGCAAATACAAACGCCTCAGGCAATGCTGGAATTCTTAGTATTTCTACTATCACGGGAAGTTTCTCAAATACGGAAACCGTCACTGGAAATACTTCATCAATTACGGCTACTATTTCTGGAATCAATCAAAGAGACTTACAAGATGCTTCTGGTAAAATTCTTTACATTGAAAATAGACCTCCAGTAACAAGAGCCTCTGATCAGATCGAAGACATAAAATTAATAATTCGTTATTGATTGTCTTGTTTTAGTGTGTCTAAATATATGAACAAGCTTACAAAGGAAAAGATGTATAAATGGGTATCAATACAAACCTAAATGTATCTCCATATTGGGATGACTTTGATGAAACTAAAAACTTTCATCGCATTTTATTTCGCCCAGGATTAGCAGTTCAAACAAGAGAACTTACCCAACTTCAAACAATTCTTCAAAATCAAATTGAAAGAGTGGGTGACAATCTTTTTGTTGAAGGTACCATTATTGAAGGTTGTGATTTTCAATATGAAGAAGTTCCTTATGTTCGGCTAAGAGATACTGATCCCGGTGGAAATACTGTAAGCGTTTCTGTATTCGCTAATGGTATCGTTGAAGGTTTGACTACCGGTGTTAGAGCAAAAGTTGTCGCCGTTGAAGCTGGCGCTGAAGCCTCTGCACCAAACTATAATACTCTTCTTGTCAAATACATCGATGGTGGTACAAACAAAACCAACAAGACTTTTGCCGCAAATGAAACTATTGTCTTCAAACCCTCCGATGGTGGTTCAGGGCAAACCGCAAATACTATTTCAGTTAGCGCGTTCGGTAAAGGCTCTATCTTCTCAGTAGGTGATGGTATCGTTTATGGAAAGGGGCACCTTGTAAGAGTAGCCTCACAAACTATTATTCTCGAAAAATTTAATATCACTCCCTCATATAAAGTTGGGTTCGATATTCAAGAATCTTTTATCTCTTCTGATACCGATTCAACACTTCTAGATAATGCGATTGGTTCCTATAACGAAACCGCACCAGGCGCTAATCGACTAAAGCTAACACCTACACTTGTAAAGAGAGCACTTACCGATACCGCAAATACTTCACAACTTACACCAATCTTTACAGTAGAGAATGGTAACATTCAAGTTGTCAGACAGACTACCATATATAACGATATTGGTCGCGAAATGGCTAATCGTACATACGAAGAGTCTGGCAACTATATGGTAAAACATATCAATACAGAAGTCAAGGAACATTTAGATACCGGTTCAAACTTTGGTAGATATAAGGCAGGAGATAGCCCAGCCGGTGACAGAAACAAACTTGCTATTGGTATCAATCCTGGTATCGCATATGTACAAGGATATAGAAATGAAGTTTTGACTACAGAATTTATCGAAACAGATAAAGCTACTGAAACCGATCAAGAACTTGGTGTAAATATTACCACCAACTATGGTAACTATGTAATCGTAAATGAAGTTGCAGGTCCTTGGGATCCAACCACATACCAAACAGTCTCTCTAAGAAATGCCGCAGCCACTTCTGTTAGTAGTGCAAGTCTAGGGCTTACAGCCGCTCCTGGCTCTGAAATCGGTACAGCAAGAGTAAGACAACTTACATACGAATCTGGAACCAAAGGAACCGCAGCAGGAAAATATCGCCTATATCTATTCGATATCAAAATGACCTCGGGTACTTTCACGGACGTTCGCTCATTCTATGTCAATAATGTAAGCGGACCAGACAATCTAGGCGATGCCGTACTAGAATCCGGCGTAGCAGTGCTAAAAGAACCTTCATTCAATAAAGTCCTCTACACAACTGGTGCAGGTGCAGTTCAAACACTTACAAATAATGTAGGTACTATCAATGCATCTTATACTTTCAAGGATAAGGCTACAGTATCTTTCAATACTTCTGGAATAGCTACACTTTCAAT